GCCTTCAACTAGCATATTACCAGTAACACGTAAATCGCCTGTAACATCTAAAGTATACTGCGGTGTGTTAGTAAATATACCAATCTTTTCTTCAGAAGCATCAATATATAATGCATCTACAATAATTGCGCCAGATGGTGTTGTTCTTACACGCATACTAATATCGTTATCTAATAACTGATTTTCAAAATAAAATCTTGGACCGACTACTTTTTGCACATGGTTCTGTGATAAACCTATTGTTACACCGCCTGAGTTTTGTACTGTCAGTGTACCAACTGTTACTCCATTAGCATCAGATGGTAAAAATTGATCAGCTGTCCTTGTAACACCTGCTCCTGTAATAAGAGCATTTGCTCCGCTTGCTGTACCATAGAATTTAAAATTAGTACTATCAATGATATTCATACCTTCGTATATAATGCCATCTGGATTACTATCTGTAACTAGCTCTAACACACGCTGACTGTAAACTGGTGTAAATGTTAACGCACTTGTAATTGCAACTCTTTCGCCGCCAATATACAAACTTGCTACTGTTCTTGATCTAGACTGTGTATCAAGAATACTTTCAATTTGAAATCCGCTTACGCCTTGTTGTTGACTGTATTCAGGACCAATTAAAATTAAATCTGAGCCATCAAATGCATAAACTTGATTGTTAAGATTATCTATCCACAGATCGCCTGCGATCATTTGCGGACGAGTATTTTGTACATATGGGCCGCCTGATGCTTTCCACGTAGTGCCGTCGTATACTTGTAGTCTTTGACCGGAGGTATCGTACCAAAGTTGCCCTGTTAAAGGATTGCTTGGTGCGGCAGTGTTACTAAAATTTTCTAACAAGCGGATAAAGTTTTCGTTAAAATACTCACCATAACCAGTAAAATTTCTGCCAACTAGTACAAGGTTAGTAGAAGTTGTATTAATTTGCCCGTCTATAAGTTCAGTAAGTAATGTTCCGTCTGTTTTGTTTAATTGATAACTCATCTTATTGTCCAGTATATATAATGTAGTTTACAGCTAAGAATGGGTTCATTGTACCTAAAGGATCTGCAAGACTACCTGTTGTTTTGACTCCGCCGCTGGATGGAAATGCTTGTGTTCCGCCTGTGCCCGGATCAATAGTAAATGTAATTGCTTCTTCATCAACTGGCTCACCTGCTCCTACACGCAATCCATAGTATTGTGTGCCGGAAGGTGCTTCTAAATCGTGTTCGTGTTCTGGTAAATTTTCTATTCCTAATGTTTTAGTTTCAGAGCCTGCATTTCCTCCTAAAGCATCTGCAGCAATATCAGTTACTCTATTAGCACTTGGTCCGCCCATATTATCTAATCCGAGTGCAAATCTTCCTCTTAAATCCGGAAGTGCAAAACTATTAACACCTGAATCACCTAATAATGATGTGTCTTTAAAATTATATCCTATTGCTGTAAATAATTCTGTATAGTCTGATTTTTGTATTTCTGATCCGTCACAAAATAACCAACCAGATGGTGCTTCTTCTCCGCCAAAGGGCATAATTGCGCCAGGTGGCACAAGTGGAATACTTTTAATAAAATTACGCTTTGATATTTTATAAACACCAGTAGAACCTGATCTTACATTTAATAATAATTCGTCAGCATTTCCTGCATCATAAATTGTTTCTTTGTTAGCAATAAAACTGTTCGCAATAGAAATATTAAATGTTTTTGTAGTGCCGCCTGTTTGTCCGTCAAACTCAAAACTATTATTCTCTACATCCCCACTAAGATTAAATGTAGTTGCACTTGCTAGCCTATCTGCACTTCCTGCACGGCCTGTAACTGTACCTGTAACGTTACCTTGTAAATTCCCTACAAAAGTATTTGAAAATATTTGATCATATTTGTTATTTGTTGTACCGATATTTCTTGTGCCGCTAGCATCAGGAGTCATATTACCGGAAATAATTACACCCCCTACGTCTAGGTCGCCACCGATAAATGTATCTAGTGCGATTCCTACGCCGCCGGATGTAGTAATTGATCCTGTGCTAATGTTTGTTGCATCAACTGTGCTAGAAACATTTATAGTGCCAGAATCTGGAAATCCTGTCCTAGGAGAAACTTTAACATTACCCTTAACATCTAATTCAGTTTCTGGTGCCGTTGTGTTTATTCCTATAAGTCCTTCAGAATCTAATCTCATAACAGTAGGAGATGACGAAGATGTTTTTAATCTAAAATCAATATTAGATCCTACAATACTTTGTTGCAGTACAACAGATTCGTTTTCTACACTGAGTTTGAATTGATTTCCGGTGCCAACAGTAAGTCCTTCATCATTCTTAATTGTAATTGGAAAATTTGATGTACTTGCAGCATTTGCTCTTAGGAAGTTAGAAGCTGGAACAACTTCAGTACCAATAATTAGTGCTTCTGCTTTTTCTGACGTACCAAAATATTTTAAAACTTCATTATTTACAATAGCAGCATCTGAAATATTAAATCCTGCGTTTATTCCTGTTCTAAAACCAGGAATAGCTGTCTTAGGTATAAACGCTTGCGTAGAAATTATAGCTACTGGACTTTCTTTAATTTTAATTGTTAGACAAGTATATGTTAAGTCGTCTGAACCAATTATTGACTCTGATTGCGTACCAGTTAATAATCCATCACTAAATTCTGGACCTACTAAAACCCAACCTGCTCCACTAAACAAATAAAGCTGTTGATTTTCTGTGTTGACCCATAAATCTCCTAGTGTACTGTTTGCAACATCTGGTTGACTTGTGCTTTTTTTCAATCCTCCACTAGCAGTCCATGTTGTGCCATCATATACTTTAAGTTGATTAACACCTTCACTACTATCATACCATAACTGTCCCTCTACTGGGCGTCCTGGTGCATTTGTATTTGCAAAATTTTCTAATAAATGTAAAAAGTTTTCTGCTACTGCTTGACCGTAGGATGTAACATTTCTGCCAGGCAGGGTAATACTAGTCTCTGTGTTCAGCGTAGCATCTTCAACTATTATTGATCCTTTATTAATACTGTCTGTATAACTTATCTGATATGGCATTATATTATCCTGTTAAACTTTGCACTCTTACGGTGTAATCAATTTGTATTAAACGGTTTAATGATTTTTGTACAGGATGAAAAATTACATGTGTAAGTAATTTGCCGGTGCCATTTGTGTCATAGCTTCGTAATCCTAATTCATCAAAAACATATACATCGTTTTGATTGGTTGTTGTATCAAATGCCTGTTGTCCGTCTGGTTCACCGTAATCAAGTAAACAACTTACTAAGATATCTGTATAATTTGTACCGCTTAAATGTCTTGTTTCTATTTTATTTCTTGTTGGGTCAGTGTTGTTTACACTTCTATCATCTACTACTTTAGTATATGTTTGATTATACAAACTAGCATTTGTACCTGTGCTGTTAGGCGTTAGATACGTAATAATGCCAGTAGGGTCTATGTTTGTTCCGCCATTGCCGAAGCTCATTTCATAAATAAAACCTTCGCCTGCATTAGCAATACTTTCAGCCAATGCAATACTCATATTTTCATAATGAATTGCATTCCTTTTATTAATTAGAACTTCGTTTGTTGTAGGGTCTGTAATTTTAATATGACCCTGTAATAATATTCCAGTGTTATCTTGCATTATTCTATCCAAATTATCCTATACTGTATTTATTCAGGTTGCTCATATGAGCCTGCACGTAAGAATCTACTAATTGAAGTTTCTGCATCTCCAAGTTGTTCTCCGTCTTTGACCCATGATCTGCCTGTTTTTTTGATTATTGTTATCCTAGAATCTTCTGTAGGAGTTGCTAAAAGTGTTATTCTATTCGATATACTGTCTATGCTAAATTCTGCAGGCAAAGTTTCGTCTCCTGCAGGACTATTTGGGGCTAACGTTGGATTAAACAATGTTATACTTTGTTTATTCAAACGCTTTCCTGCTGCAAAAACCTCAATTTCATTAATACTTGCAACTTCAAAGCCAATACTAAATTGATTAGTTATTCCATCGGCAGTAATAGTACGCACAAGGTTTTCATCTTTGTAAGGAATAGTTTTTTCTCTATTCTGATTATAAATTTTTGTTCCTGCGGCATGCACAGTTGGCACACCTGTACCTAATGTACCTCTTCTAATTTGTCTCAAAATGTTATTTTCTTT